CGAGCAGGTAGTCCTTGAGATCGCCCTGCTCTCGCATGGCCGCGATGTCTTCGATCTCGGGTTTCATCAGGTGACCGCCATGTCGACGAAGGATGCGTAGTGGAGTTGCGCGGCGACGGTCACCGTTCCGGTCTGGCCGCCGCGGTGCTTGTCGACGATCAGGTCGGCTTCACCGGCTCGAGGGCTTTCGCGCTCGTAGGCGTCGTCGCGGTGGAGGAGGATGACGATGTCGGCGTCCTGCTCGATGGAGCCGGACTCGCGCAGGTCGGACTTGGTGGGCCGCTTGTCCTGCCTCTGTTCGGGGCCGCGGTTGAGCTGCGCGAGGATGATCACGGTGATGCCGAATTCGCGGGCGAGGAGCTTGATGCCGCGACTGAGCTTGGACACCTCGTTCTGCCGGTTTTCCGCCTTGGGTGCGGTCATCAACTGCAGGTAGTCGATGATCACGAGGCGGAGGCCGTCGGCGCGGACGTGGTGGCGAACCTTGGCCCGCAGGCCGGGCAGGGTGAGGTCGGAAACGTCGTCGATGTAAAGCGGGGCGGCGGCGATCCGCTGCCCGGCCTCGGCGGCGCGGGCGACGCCGGCGTTGTCGACGATGCCCTGCTTGAGGTGGTGGAGAGCGATGCGGGCTTCGGCGCACAGCAGCCCGTTGGTGATCTCGTCTTCGCTCATCTCGAGCGTGTGGAAGAGGGTGGGTAGGCCGTTCTTGACGGCTGCCGCCCGCGCGAAGCCGGAGGCAATGGTCGACTTGCCCATGGCGGGCCGGGCTCCGATGACGACCATCTGGCCGGGCGCCCACCCTCCGCAGAGCAGAGCGTCGAGGTCCATGAAGCCGGTCGGGACGCGGTCTTCCTTCGTTGGCGGGGTGATGCACCGCTCGAGGGCCCCGCCGATCAGCTCGCGGACGTGCTTGGCCTGGCGGGCGACGTCGGGCTTCGCAACTCCGTCGAGGGCTTCTTGGAGGGCGGCGACGTCGGTGTCGGGGTCGAAGGCGGCGCTGTTGCCGCGGCCGGCGGCGTCGTGGCCGAGGGCGACGATGCGGGCGGCGATGGCCTTCTTGGCGACTCGTTCGGCGTGCCAGGCTGCGGCGGACGGCTGCGACCACCGGTACAGCTCGGCGAGTTCGGCTTCGGTGAGTGGCCGGACGGGCATGTGGCCGTCGGCGTGCCATGCCTCGAGTTGGCGGGCGACGGGCAGCCAGCGGATCTCGCCGTGCTTGAAGCGCGTGCGGAGTTCCTCGACGGCGAACCACACCCACCGGTACTGCTCGGTGGTGATGTCGGCGGGGTCGAATCCTTCGGCGGCGAGTTCGTCGACGATCTCGGGGCGCTCCATGGCGGACGCGGCGATGACGCGTTCGGCTTCGACGTCGCGCGGCATGCGCGGACCGAAGTCGTCGGCAGGCTCCGCGGTGTTGAGCCACGGGTCGATCTCGGTAGTCACGCGGTCTGCTCCTGGGTGAAGAGGTCGAACTGGTCGCCTAGGCGGGTCGTGGACCAGAGGACTTCGGTGCGGTCCTTCGCGGTCTTGGCGTTGCCGGTCATCGACGCGGTCTCGTATCGGTGCCAGCCGGCGTACAGCTCGAGGTACAGCGGGCTGTCGTAGCCGGAGAGGACGACGGTCGCCTTGCAGTCGGCGAGCGCGGCCGCCAACTCCCGGTGCTCGGCTTCGGTCTTCATCTCGCAGCGGTAGTTGTTGCCCCACCCGCGCGTCGTGCCGAGGTACGGCGGATCGACGTACAGGAGCACGTTCGGTCGCGCTCCGTAGCGGGCGATCACCTCCAGCGCGGGCAGGGCCTCGAGGGAAACCCCGTGGAGGCGTTCCGCGGCGGTGGCGAGCCGGAGCGCGTAGGCCTCGAGGTAGCCGGGCATCGACGTGGATGATCCGGCGGGGTCGATGTAGTGGCGCCAGCCGGTGTTGCGGAGGGTGCCGGAGCGGCCTTGGGCGAGGCGACACCAGATGCGGCGAGCCAGCTCGAGGTCGTCCTCGGTCGGGTCCCAGGTGGCTGCGAGCTCGGCGCGGGAGTGCGGGGTGAGCATGCATACGCGCAGCAGTTCCTCAGGCCGCTCGCGCAGGACGCGCCAGAACGTCATCAGTTCGCCGTCGAGGTCGTTGACGGTCTCCATCCGCGACGGACGCTTGGCCAGCAGGACGGACAGGCCGCCGGCGTAGGGCTCGACGTAGTGGTCGTGGGCGGGCAGCATGCCGACGATCCAGTCGGCGATGCGTTGCTTGCTTCCGAAGTACGGGACGGGGCTCTTCACGCGGCTTCACCCCGGCGGCGGTCCGGGCCCTTGAAGACGACGCGCTGGCACATCTCGATCAGCCGGCTGGTGACGCGGTCACCGAGGCGCTCGCTGATCTCCTTCGGCACCAGGTTCGACGTGATCAGGGTGGGAAGCTGGTGCTCGTACCGCCAGTTGATCAGCCGGAAGTTGACCTCCTCCGTGAACTCGGTGGGCTTGCGCTCGGCGCCGAGGTCGTCGACGAGGAGGATCGAAGCGTTGCGGTAGCGGCGGAACTCGGCCTCGGAGTCGATGCCGTGACGGGGCCGGAGCGCGGCGTACATGTCGGCCGCGGTGGTGACGACCCAGGTGGCGGCGACGCCAGTGACGGCCAGCTCGCGGATCGCCCCGTAAGCCTGGTGGGTCTTGCCGGTGCCGGTGGGGCCGAGCAGCAGCAGGGAGCGGCCGTGGGTGACGGCGGCGGTCGGTGCGCCACGGCCCGCCTGGTCGTCACGGGCCTGGGCGATGAGTTCGGCCAGCCAGGACTGCACCTCGGGGCTGTCGACCGTCGCGTTCCGGTAGTGGAACGGGATGGTCTCTGCGGCCCTGGTGATCGAGTAGCGGGCGATGTTCGCCGGGCTGTGCGGGTCGAGGTCGTTGCTGTTCAGCCAGTCGAGGCTTATGCCGCGGGCGGCGAGGAGCTCCTCGAGGTGGTAGCGCTTCGGGTTGATGGGCGGAATCCACTGCATGATCAGTTCCATCCCTGGTCGTAGTCGGAGTCGTTCTGCGGGTTGCGGTGCGGGCCGGAGTCGCCGACGGCGCGGAGGTGCCGGCCGGGCTGAGGGTCGGGCTCGTCGTCGTAGCAGCCTTTGTTGAGCCAGGTGGCCGGGAACTTCGTGTACTTGGCGTCCTGGCCCTGACGCTCGTGGGCGTAGTCCTTGGCCGCGGCCACGATGTGCTGCGGGTCGGCGCCGCGCTCGATGGCGGCGATCCAGGCCTTCTTGGCCTCTTCCTTCGCCTTGCGCTTGGGATAGGTCAGCCAGAAGGCGCCGAAGGCCTCGAGGTGGTGGTCCGTCTTCTCGCTGCCGCTCTTGGTCTGGACCGTGGCTGCTGGTGCCTGCTGCTCGTCGAGGCTGACGGCGGGAGAAGAGTCTTTTAGTAGTTGGTTGTCTGACGGTTGTGGGTGGTTAGGGCTGCGTTCCGTGCGTGACGAACGGACTTTAAGTGCGTGACGGACGGACTCAGAGTGCGTGACATCGTCGGTCACGGACTTTCCGTGCGTGACCGTCACGCCTTCTGAATCCGTGACGGTCACGGACTCTGCGTGCGTGACACCCTTCGAACGGGACCGGCGCTTCCGCTCCGCAGCCGCGGCCCGGAACTCGTCCTCCTCCCTCTCCAGGTCGGCCCAATCCGTGGCCGGCCGACGCAACTCCATGGCGAGCTTGTAGCGGGTGCGCCCCTCCTTGGTGCCGTCCTTGGCGATCAGTCCGCCCTTCTCGAGGCGGCGCAGGGCGCGCTGGACGGTGACCCGGTCGAAGCCGGTGCGGTACTGGATGCGGAGCACCGAGGGGTGGGCGTCGGTGCCGGTCGGACTGGCGTGCTCAGCGAGCGCCTGAAGGACGTGCCGGGCGGTGGTGTCCGGCTTGCCCTTCTCGGTGCGCAGCATGGGCGCGTGGTCCATGGCCCAGGTGACGGCCTCAGTACTCACGGGTGTCTTCCTTCTGGAGGGTGTCTGTACTGGTCATGTCTGGTTTGGGACAGCCCTCATGGAGGCTCGAACCGGCCTGCCTTCGACCGGTTGGCGTGCCTACACACTAGCAAGGTCTGTGTAGGCACAAGCAATACATGAGCAACACGAATCTGAGCTGGTTCCCCCTCGGCGGGGTGTGTAGGCAGGAGAGAGTCAGCTACGCTGTCGACATGGTGACGAGAGGAACGCCGGGCCGTATGGTCCGCATCGACGACGAGATGTGGGAGCTGTACGACGCCGCCTGCGCGGAAGCCGGCACAACCCGCACCGACGACATCCGCCGTCACGTCCACTCCCGCGTCCGCGCCTACTGCAAGGCGCACGGCATCGAGATGCCCAAGCCGAAGCCGCGCATCGTCCGCCGCAAGAAGCCGGCCGAGTCCGACGACTGATCGCATCTCCCCTCCTCTCTCCTCCGGGCCCCGCAACCGCGGGGCCCGTTGTCGTGCGGGTTAGCGTTTCTGCTGGTCGGCGCCCGGCGTGGGACGTGACGGGCCGTTTGCGAGTCGCTGCGGCGTGCGCGTATCTCGTGTCGCCCGGA